TAGGGCTCGCAACGAAAAAGATGCGAGAAGAATCATTCCTTAAATTTAAGGAGATTACCACCACCCCAGAGACTGGGGACGAGGGCTTCGTTAATAAGGACGAAGTAAAGAGATGTTTAAGAATTCTCTTCTCCCGATTAGGGGAACACCGATCTAAGATCAGTGCCAAGAAGTCTAATACTTCTGGAATATCTTTGTATACCTTCTCAAAGATCTCAGTGACAAATTCAGGATCACTGGAGTCCTCCGTTGCAAACGGAGGAAAACGTGCTTTTTATAAGCAAGTTATTACGGACTATTGGAACAAAGCCCGCCCTATACGCGTGTATGATTTATACGACGGTCAGGTTAAAGAGACTAGAACAGTCTCCCAATATCTTGTCAATCCCGACAAGCCTCCCTTTTCATTAGGGGCAGAGTTTGGAGGAGTTCTGGCAATGAACTGCGGACCAAACTTTGGTCAAATACTGCAAGATATAGCAGTAATGCACCTTTTTGAGGATAGAATCCCGAAAGAGGTCAACCTCGCAATTATAGCAGAGGCTGGCAAAGCTCGAACAATTTCGTCCGGAAGTTGTTGGCTTGCACTGGCTGAATATCCTATCAGCCACATTCTCAATGAAATATTGAAATGTTTCCCACAAACCAATTCTGGTATGGGCGCGTCTAATCACGCGTACAACTTCTACAGGAATATGATTCCAATGAAGAAGGAACACGGTCTGGTCTATGACCTAGAGACCGCTACCGACTTTGGACCATGGTCAGTCGGTAGAGCCCTATTAAAGGCTTTAGAGGAAGAACTTATGCTTCCCACAGCTTATATGAAAAAGCTGATCTCCCTGGCATTCTCGCCAAGGGTAGTGTCTTCGGCGTATGGTGATACGTTCGAGACTGTGAGGGGTTGGCCCATGGGGGAACAACTCACGAAGGCAATTCTGACCTTCACTCAGTTACTAACTGAGATTCGCACCGAACCCAGAGGGATGGTGCAGTCATCATATGTAGGCGATGACGGAATTGTGCGTTATAGCACAAAGGCAAGATGTCGGAGACACCTGGATAATTTGCTGAAATTCGGACTAAAGTTGTCCTACTTGGATACATGGCATACCTTTAACTCGCCAGCGTTCTTTTGCGAGAAGGTTATAGACTATGTACCACCATCCTTAATAGGTTTGGATGATGAAAATGTGTTTGAAACACACATGCGTTCTCTTAAGAAGAACAGGCAGTCAGCAGTTGGGACTGCACGATCACTTGTTGAAAAGTTGGTCGAAGAAGGCAAAATTATGCCTTATGTTGATATGGTTCCTACTAGGATACTAAACAACGTGCAACCTGAGAGGAAGACCCACTCAGGGCAGTCGACGGGTAAAGTCGAAATGCTGGCAAATGCCCAGCGTTTTAACGATCCTCAATCGAAGATCCTCATGGAAGTTATTGCTCCATGGATCCAACGAACCCTGCTTTCGAGGCAGAGCCCGATCGATATAATTCCCCGTACCCTGTGCGGGAGGGGTCTCTACTTAGGTAGAGCGGACGCGGACTTTTTCAAGAAGCGCGTCCCACCATCACTAGCTGTTGGTGCTTACCTTGCTTCCATAGCATGGAGGTCTAATATAGATCCATGGTTATTAAAACCATCCTCCATTTCAGGTAACGTAAACCCTCTAGAGGGTTTAGAACAGAGGAAATTAACCTCTCTGGAAAAGAAATTTCTTTTCGTTTACACCCTTACGAGAGAAGGGTTCCACAAACACCACGACAGATCAATGTCGAGACGCTTGCCCCTCGAAGTCATACTTGAACTTTACGAGGGATTGGAGTCCGATGGACACCTCGTGGAGGAAATACCTCCCGAAATCCCGTGGTGGGAAATACGAAACAAATACGTTTCGCTTCAAGAATTCTATAAAGAATTCATCGCTGCCTACGACGAGGCAGCGTGGTATGCAGGTCTAGACTCTAACCCCGGTATGGAGACCGCTGGGGACGAGAAAGAAGTATCTGAAGTGACATACCTCAAGGACAAAATGCTGTCCTATGCTCTCCCTGATTATGGGGAGGAGAAAGTGTACGAGTCAATGGCTCGTCACGCTTCGTTTGAAAGAACGAAGGATATCGCTAGGCGATTCCTGACACTAAATACTGTTGTCAGGGCTTGGATCCCCATCCAAGTCTTCCGCGAAATAAGGCGGGGTTGGCTTAAAACCAACACGAATCTCATTAATAAGATCCACGAGATGAGATCCCCGGATCGTGATCCGGAGGAGCAAAAGATTATCCATCAAATACTCTGGGACATCTCTGACGTCCTGATGAAAGAACGTGACGTTCGTATGCAGAGGCATATCGAGCAATCGTTTATCACGATTGAAGAACAAATCGAACAGAAGGTGGCTGAATCGAAAAGCTCACTGGCTATACAACCAGAAGCGGAGGAGAAATCATCTCCTCCAGGGACAGTGGTAAGACAAGTTAGACAGGCGGAACCGGTCCGCAAGTCTGCCCTAGTTGTCCCCTCGCGTCTGACGACGAGAGTTCTGAGGCAAGTTAATAAAACACTTGCTGGCGTCCGGATGGACGATTACACCTTTATTGATGTAAACTCAACCACTAATACAGTGGTCGGTAGCCCGTACCGTCAAGTGTTGTTACGCACTGAGGACGGAACCGTGCTTGGTTTATCCAGCACAGTTGGACACGTAGGTCTACGCATCCCGGTAGAACAACAAGGACTCCCACTCAGGGGAAAATTTGTATTGTTCAAAGGAGGTTTCCTTCATGAGGACCTCTTAAACCATGATAAATTCATGGTATCACGTGGCAATTCTTTCGGAATTGCCCGCCCTGAGCTTCACGAGCTCTGGGAGGAGCACCCAGCTATGTGGTCTCCCCATCTATTACTTACGAGTAAGGAAAGCGTGTTCCTGAACTCGGTAATGATGCGACAGAAATTTGAATTTCCATCGTTAGGTCACGAAGATAGTGACTTTGATTTCTCCTTCGCTTCCTCCGCCAATTTAGCGCGGATCGGAAAGAGTAGTGAGAGATTCACGACAAGATCGGATGAGTCTCGATCCAAACTACGATTCTAAATCTCACTTAGCCTATAACAGGCTCCGGGTAATTAAAACCCGAGGTTTCCCATAAGTATGGTTAACACCACTATTGCAAGGAGAGCGCTTTCACGCTGTCGGCAATGGTGCATCCCTAATACAGGAGGGCACGTGCTAAAACGTACCTTGCCTTGATTAAACAAGGTCCTAGACGTTACAGTCCAGGGGGGAACTCAGAGC